GCATCATTTTCCTTTTCTGTTAACTGTCTTATACGTTCTCTATCATCAGTAGGTGTTGCTCCGGATACAAAAAAGACCTGTCTATCTCCGGATACTTTCTCGGATATCATCTTATATAATGGTTCTCCATGTCTCTTAACTAAATTAAAGAGTACTAATGTATTCCCATCCTGATCTAATGCAAGGTTCTTAATAAAAGAGTTACGTGCTTCATTAGATACAATAAAGTCTATTTCTTCTTGATATGTTGTATCTTTTAATGTCTTACAAAGTATTTCTGGATATTTAAGAAGCAGTACATTAACGGATAATTTAGCTAAAGTACCAGCATCCATTAATTCTTTAGTAGTTATTACTTTATATATAGGTCCAAAATGACCCTCTAATATAAGTTTATGACATTCCGCTGATTCATCAGGTACAGTTCCTGTTGTACCTATTCTAAAGTCAGCTTCCTTTAATTTAGTCATTATAGAAGTTAAAGATTTAGCTTTAAATGTATGTGCTTCATCACCTATAATCATACCATATGGTTCAAACCATTTAGATTGGAACTTGTATATAGATTGCCATGTAGTAACAACTACTCTTTTGTCTGTATTACGTTCTTTACCTGAATAGATTCTATGTACATATTCTTCTACAGAGAAGGATTTATCATACTTAGAGTAATCTTCAAAATCAGTATACATCTGTTCTACTAAAGATGTAGTAGGTACAACCAGTAATACATTCCTATCATAATTATCTAAATACCAGCGAAGTACACAATAAATAATTAATGATTTACCTGAAGCTGTAGGGGATAATAAGAGAGAAGACTTGTTGTGTATAGCATGAAGAATACCTTTAACTTGATATTCGCGTGGCTCTATCTTAAGGCCCTTAGATGTTAAGTTTAAGGATTTAATAAAGAGAACTAATTGTCGAGCATTTATATCTATTTTAGTATTAATAGATCCGTATGTAGCTGAGTCTTCAAGCTGTATATTATACCCACGAGTATCGGCAAATTCTTTAACATACGCAAACACACCAGATGGTATCTCACGTGACATTAACTTAAACAATCTGAATTTACCATCCCAATATTTGTTCTTATAAGAGGGAACAAACTGATATCCAGGTACATACCATGAGAAATGCTCTGAGAGTTCTTGAGCTATAGATGCCTCAGTATTAATATGAAGCATAGCATGGTTAACTTTAGAGATTTTAATTGTATCCATTTATGTACCTGACATAAACTTACGCCATTCAATTATATTTTTAATGTTATTTGATCTAAATCTAATATGCCCTAAGATCTCATCGAGTGTTTCTTTGGTGATCTTAGAAAGATCTATTTTAGAAGATAAGGCTTGTAGATCTTTATCTGCTTTATAGTATTGTTCTTTTTGTGCTTTAGTGGCTGGTGCTATTAGACCATCGAATGGGTCAGGATCCCAACCTAATCTTTTTATTGTTGTAGGGTCCATCTTACCTTCATAATAAAGCCATTTGTCTTTATAGGCAAGTTCTAATTGAGTTTCAAAATGCTTCAGTTCTAGCTTTGTTTTAGTAAGCATTTCAAGGTATTTGGCGTGTAGTGTAGCTGATTGCATTGAGACATCGTCTAGTGCTATAGTATCAATTTCTACATCTATTTTCCATTCTTTAAGTATATCTTCAATATTATAAATTGTTTATCTCCTATTCAAAAATCATATTAGTAAATACAAAGTTTACAGCAGTTGTAAGATATTCTAGTTGTTCGGTATTAGATTCAAATACTATATCCCCTATGCTTACTGGATAAGCGTCTGTAAATCTTATATTCCTTATAACATTATTTTTAGAATTCATTACCATTACTGTTATATCTGATGTCTTATCTAATGTGTTATCATTAGTATACACTATTTCACTGATCCAGTCAAATATTTCTTTATAATTTTCCATATCTTCATCAATGATCACGTTTAATGTAAGATCTTCAAAATTTAGGTGATCTGCGAAGACTTTAAGCTGTCTTGTTGGTGTAGAATATTCTGCAGGATTAAGATTAAGTGCAGGGATAATAACACCTGTAGTAAAGTATTCAATATTAGGAATCTTTGCTATTACCACTTTATAATTATGTGGTGATAGGAAATTTATATTTTTTGCCATTTTAATGAAATCCTTAGTGTTCGGTCTATACCACTATTTATACTCATAAAAAAAGGACCCGGTTAAGGGTCCTTTCCAATTTTGTCCTAAGGTAGCCTTAGTTCAATATTGACCTACTATGTAATACCTAAAACATTCATAGTACGGAAGTAGGTGTTTTCTCCAGCCAAGCTACCGACATAAGGATTGTTAACCATACCATAACGAGTTTTGAACCCGATACGTGGTTGGAAGTCATCCGCACCAATAGTTTTAACCATTGTTAAAGGAACGTATGGGCAGTAGAATAAACCTGCATCATATGGGTTAGTGCCTTTATAACCAACAGTTATATAATCAGCTGCTGCATATGGATCAACGAATACTTTGATAGAACCATTTAAAACACCAGCAAATAATGAACCAGTATCATCAACTTTCAAGTTAGTAGATAACGCAGGAGCGTAATCAAGAACACCTGAAGCTGCTAATACAGAAGCTACGTTAGAAGAACAGATGATAAAAGAACCTTTACCACGGCGAGTTGCAACAGCAATCGCGTTAGCTTCTAATTCAATTTTAACACCTAAGTTTTTGTAACGCTCAACAGCCCAGCGACCATCGTTGTTACCAATACCTGATGTAGCTGCTGCGCTAATATCCCAACCTGCAAACCCAGCACCTACTACAGCTCCAGTACCATCAGAAATTTTAACAGCATCAGTATTAATTTTGTCTAATACTTCACGGTTAATCTCAGCTAAGATTTCAACTGAAAGGATATTTGCTAATTCAGACTCAGCATTTAATCCATGAACAGCTTTCAAATCTTGTGCTAATTCCATTGTGTACTCAGCTTTCAATGCACGAGATTCTGCAGTAACAGTAGTCTTGTCAATGGTGAAACCCATTTCTTTGAATGCTGTACCACCTGGACGACCCAAATTCTCCGCAGTTGTAGTAGGATATCTACCAGACCAAGAAGTATCAGGTTTATTAAGACCTAGTGCTTCAACATCAGCCGCTTGAACTACATCGATAGGTAGAAAAAGACCAAGATCGTCATTATCAAGAACAGTACCACCAGATTTAAGTCCAGATGAGATATCCTGCGCTGTAACTACACGACTTATGCCAGTACCAGCTGTTTTCTCGCCTTTATATAAGCTTTTCATAGCGAAGATAAGACCAGTAGGACCGTTCATAGGTTGAACACCTGCGACATCATAAGCGATGACATTAGGCATTGCGCGACGAACTAAGTTAATTAAAATAGGATCCCAGTTATTACCCTGTGCAGCACCATCAGTAGTTGAATAACCCATTGCAGTATTATTTGCAGGGGATTCTGATAAGAAACCAGATTGGCTTCTTTCTTCAGCTAGTGCTTTTTCAGTATTCTCAAGTAAAACAGTTGTAATTGCTTTTTTATGAGGATCCGTGATTTCTGGAGTTCCTTCTGCATTAAGTACAGGACTCCATTTTTCCATTAAGTTTTGTGAACCAAACATATTTATTTTCTCCGTTAGAAAGATTGATTTTTATTGATAGCAGATACATATGCTGCCATTGATGGACTCATTAAAGTATTATCGGTATTAGAATCCGCGGTAAGAAGTTCTTCTTCTACAGGTGCTGATTTAACCTTAAAATATGATTCTTTAATTGTTTCGATTTTAGATGTAAATTGCTCTTTATTATCATAATCGATTGATTCAATTAGAGAATTGAATTTATCAATATCAAGCTCAGTCATTCCGATACAGGCTTCTGCAATAGCTTCAGCTTTCTCGTGATTATGAACTCTTTCTGATAATGTAATACCATGTTGAACAGATTCATTAAGTTGTTCTTCTAGTTTCGTAACTTGCTCAGCAAGTTCATCAACCAAAGATACTTTATCTTCTGGTACATCGATATTGTGATTAACAAATACATCTTTTAAAGATGATATAAATGATTCAGTAATCTCAGTTCTTAAACCAGACTCAATCGCTACTTTGTTGTCTTCTACCCATTGTTCAACAACATAGTTTAGATATGAATCTACTTTATCAACTAAAGATTCTTTAACTTCAGTAGTAGCTTCTTCTAGTTTAGACTCATAAGACTCTTCTAGTTTAGTAACTTCTACTTTAAGTTTAGATGAAATAGCAGCTTCGAAGATTAGTGCAGCTTTGTCTTTAAATCCTTCAGCTAGAGATTCTTCACCTCCAACTAATGCATTTAAATCATCAGAAAAATCAACTGTTGATTGTTGCTCTGCTAACAGTGCATCAACCTCTTTGCTAAATTCTTCATATGAAATAACTTCACAACCACCTTCAGATCCTTCTTTTAAAGAAGCGCATGATGATTGCGCATGTGCTTTAATAGTAATTTCCATAGTAGACCCTACCGGATGCTGTGTTTCCTTCATCCGCCTCATGTACTTATCTTTCCAACATTTTTGATAAGCAGCCGAATCTTCTTTTTTCACTTTTTTAGCTTCATCTTCATCGTCGTCTTCGACTTCTGACTCATCGTCATCAACTTCGACTTCTGCTTCATCTTCTTCATCATCATCTTTATATTTCTCAAGAATTTCCTCATCTTTAACTTCAACGTCCTCCAACATAGTATCTAGTTGTTCTTCATTGATGTCGGCGATGCTATCTTGCATTTCTTTAGACATTAATTTTACCTCTTTGTTAAAGTTTCGAGAGGAAATCTTGAAACAATTTTGATTGAATCTCGTTAAGATCCTTCATTTTTGTTTTTCTTATTTCAGTCTCATATTTTTCAATCTGTTGAGCTTTAAGAATACCATTGTCCCATACCCAATCAACACCTTCCATAATCCCATTAACGAATGCATTATGTGCTGATGGATCCTGAACTATGTCAATTGTTGCAAGATGAAAATCATCCTTCACAACATTCATAGAATTCTTATTCTCAATACTTCCCATACCACGACTTGAAACACCTAACTTTACACCACCTTCTATAAGACCTTTTACAATCTTACCCATTGGAGTGTTTAGTACAAGTGCTCTTCCAATCACATCATTCCCCTCGAATTTGAGTGAAGTAATGCGATGTGAAACCTTGTCTAAATTTATTGATGGTGAGTCTGGATGATTTAACTCACCTACAGCTCTACCTTTAGACACTTGTTCTTCTACATATTTGTGTACAGCAGACTCCATGATCTTTTTAGGATACATACGACCATTACGGTTCTTAGCTTCTGTTTGCATAAAGATACCTTCTATAAAGGTATTCCTATTACCTGACTCTTTAGAGTCTTCTGTAAAATATGATAAATTTTCCTCAACATATTCTGTTATTAGTTTCATACTTATTCCTTTTCTACTGACTCCGGAGCCTGAATGTTTGGTTCAGAAACCGCCATAGATGATGCAACATCAACAATTTGCTTGTTAAATGAGTCAGCTATTTTATTATTCATTGACAACTTAAAATCATCAATAGCCCCTGAATCATTACCGTTGCTAATGTTATTAATTAAACTTTTAATAGATTCCATAATATTATCTCTTTGTTATATATTTATAAAAAACTAAACTTCTTCACCTGAATTTCTATTTGCTTCTTCTTCTTCAGGATCATCGTATATCTCTTCTTCATCTGCTATTTGCTTATCTATTTCTTCTATATCATTATCTGTTTGTCTAAGTATATTCCTTCGTACATATTCAACAGAGTAGTACTTACCAACATACTCATCAACTTCTCTGAGAGTGTTAATACGTTCTTTCATCATTTCAGTTTCTTTAAGTTCTGAGAAATAAATGTCATCAGCAAAATCAATCGCCATTGAATTATTCAAGTCATTCCAATCATCTCTGGTAATAATACCTTTAAGGATTAGTTGTGTTCTTAAAGCTTCTAAGAATACATTTCCGAATTTAGCACAAATACGATCTAGAAACTTCTGGAACTTAACTTCATCTCTAGAAATTTCTGTTGATCTACCTAGATTAAATGACTGATCTGTCTCTAGACGATTAGCAGGTACATTAAGTGCTTTATATAGTTTCTTCTGAAAATATAAGATATCCTCAATCTCACCTAGATTTTGACCTCCAGGTAATGTTGATATCTCGGTACCTCTACCACCTTCTCTTCTAGGTAGCCAGAAATCTTCCATCATAGAAAGATGTTTATGTGTATCTTTTAATTCACCTGTTTCCGCATCATATACTAACTTGTTACGGTAGTTGTTCATAATACCACGTAGGTATTCTTCCGCTTTACCTTTAGTAAGGTTACCTACATCAATATAGAATATTCTACGTTCAGGTGCTCTAGCGATACGATATATCAACAGAGCATCTTCCATCATTCTTAACTGATTAGCTGGTTTTATAGCTTTGTCTAGATGACCTATTACCCTATCTTTCTTATATGAAAGGAGACCAGATGGTACGAATATAATAGCATCTTTAGAGATTTTTAATCCCTGAGCAGATGATAGTGTATTCTCATCATGATATACATAATAATCATTAACGCCTACAACTACCTTAGCTTGAGTTTTAGGATCAATCTCTTCTTCGATTTCTTTAACTTTAGTAATCTGAGTAGATTCTATAGGTCTTAATTCTAAGATACCTTTCTTAGGATTAGCTTCATCAATAATAATATGGTAATAGAGTCTACCGTCTATGTACCATTTTCTAAATATATCATGCCCATAATCATTAAATGATAACATAGCAAGTACATTATCAAATTCTTCTTGGAATATCTTCTTAATCTTATCCGATTGATCTAGTTTGTCTAAATTAAGTCTAATAGGATCTGATATATCTGTTACAATTGATTCTGATATAATATCAGTAATTGCTTGATCCACTTCAGGGACAGTTGCAATTTCCCTATATTTCTTAATTTGTACCCTATCATTATGTAATTGTTCTGTTGATAAATCAAGATATTGTGAAAAATGACCTCCAGCCGTAACAACACCACCAGCTTGATCTAGCGGAGCTACAAAGGAACGCCCTTTTTCAAAAGTATCCTTATCTTTCTTTTTCTTTTTTATCTCAAATCCAAATAAATCTGCCATATTTTTTCCTAATAAAATAATAATGGTAGGGTGTCTATAACCCTACCATTATATTTATACATTACCAAATAATACTATGACGTAGTATCAGATGTCCAATATTGATAAGTTATTGTCACTGTAAATTCTGATATTGTACCATCAGACTCATATGACATATCAATTGCACCTAATTCAGATGGCCAGCATCCTCTCATAATATAAGATTTAACAACTTCCCCTTGTTTATTTAATTGATCAATAGTCATATCTGACATATAATCATTAGGGTTGCTTAATCCTGTATTCTCGTCATGAGCATTAATACCGTTCATCCAGATTTCAAATGCGGAACGAACAGAGTGTTTCCCATCAGCCATAATAGTAATAGACCAATCAGCGAATGTACGATCACCTGCTAATTTTAATTCTCTACCACGAAATTTTACGGGAATGGGTGCTATAGTTGCTGCCGGAAGGGAAGCACCTTTGCACATAAAGGATGCTAATTCAACATCCCCACCTACGAAACTTGGAAAGTTTGTAGTAACTTGAAATAAGTTATTACGGGCCCCACCACCAAGTAATTTTGATTTAAAGTCATCAACTCCTAAATTTGCCATTTCTATCTCCTATTTAGAATTTACCAACAATTTCAGAAAATTCAACACCAGTACGAGTGGCAATGAAATTCAATGTCATAAAGTTGATAGAACGAGCCGGTTTAATATATATGTCAGCTATAAAACGATTAGTATCTATCACTTGTCCTGTGTTATTTGTTTCATCACATACTACTAAGAAGTCATATATACCTCTTCTGCCTTTCACATCTCTTAGGAACGGTTCAACCATATTCCGGAATTGTGCTCTTGTAAACTCATCATTAAACTCAAACAATTGGTATTTAGCAGCTGTAGCAATTGCTTTTTCTAGTACTAAGAACAACCTACGAACATTAATTCTATCAAATGCTGAAGGTTTAGTCTGTGCCGTCTTATCTCCATATAGTATTGTTCCTTCACCAGGAAATGCGCATATAGGATTTAAACGGTTTTTATATAAATCATCTCTATTAGTTTGAGTAGGATTTAATCCCAATCTAGTTACTTCAAATATCTGACCTCTATTAAAACCAGCTGGTGACCACCATGGATCAGCAACATCATCTGTTTTAGCACATAGCCCTGCAACAGCACCACACGCTGGATTCCAACGATATACATCCTTATATCTATCATACTGATATAATGCAGATGAATCGAAAACCGCATATGAAGACGACGACAACTTCTTAACCCATGTTAATAAAAGATACATAGCCTCAATTGAAGATGTATTCGATGTAAATGATACAGGAGGTGATATAAATGCAACACAATCTCTTCTTTGCTCAGCAATAGATATTAATTGTTGTGCATGAGATATAGAGTCCTCCATAGCTTCTACAGTAGTTGTTGAGTTTGGTGCATCAGTACCTGTTAAGCCAGGAGTTGGTCCGCCAATAAGTAGGTTAATTTCGATGTTTTCAGTATCTAGGAATGTATCATAAGCATCTTTAACGTCATTTACTCCTACTATACCCTCTTTACCACCTTTCAATAAGACAGGAACTGTGTTTGATAGAGCATTAGATTTGCTTACTCCAAAAGTAAATTTAGTTGGGAGAAAGTTACCTGTACCAGCATCATACTGAGTTGATTCTTCACCAGCTTCACTAAACCCAGTTGGAGCGTTAACAGCATATACATATTCAGATTGTAAGTTAATAACATCTCTGTAATAATTATTAGTACCATCTAAAGAAACAGCGTCCGATGCCATTGAAAGGAACTCGTATGTTTCTAATACTTCAAAAGTATCCCCAAATTCAATTCCTATCATAATATGACATTCATCAAATGCACCACCCTTTCCTGCCATGAAATCTGAAGTTTCTGGAAATTCATTAAAATGTAATTTTACGGCATCCCATATTACGGCAGGAGCATCTTCTACATTTGCAGTTGCAAATTCTGTGTTAATAACACTATTAAATGTACCAAGACTAGAGAATGCTTCACGGGTAGTAACTTCATTTCCGGAAACCCATGAACTAACATTTCTTAATCCATAATCAGCTGTATTATCGGTAAATGTGCCTAATTTCGTTGCAAAATCAGCTATACCTGCATTTGTAGTAAAAAACTCAGAACCTGCAGTATTTACATTACCTAATTTAGAAATATTTTTAGCTAATACTACAGCTGTATCCCAGGCTCCAGCGCCTACTTTAGTCCATTCTACTTCAGCGGTATCACCTACTACATTCTTACCAAGTGTATATTCACCCACATAAGTACTGTCATTTCTAATAGTATCAGCTATCTGAAGCCAAATATTACTAGAGTTGAAAGTAACATACTGATCGTTAGTGCCACCTGACCCATTAAGCGCTATTGGTGTAGTTGTATTAACGGTAGTACCTAAACCCAGCTGAAAACTCGAAGAATGAGTTACAGTTTCAAAAGTAGCTGTATAGAAATTTTTGGAAGTACCATGTTGGTCAGCAACACTAAACGTTCCAGCAGGGTCTTCCGTTACTGGCTGAATAGTAAAATCTGCGGATAGTACTGTAGAATCGGTAGAAGTAAATATAGCTAATTTAGTCTCCACGCTTCTTAATTGCATTCCTTCTACACCGACCCATGTGCTAGTCGCGGCGGCGGCATAAGACGTTTTTAATATCTCAAAAATTTCAGTATTAAAAGCTACTAACCCATCTGTAGCTACTGCAGCGTCATTTAAGGTGCTCTTTTGTAGTGCGGTTAATGTAATATTAATGGTTTCCGTACCAATCACCACCTGTAGAGCGATTTCTTTAGTATTATTAGAATCAGAATCACCAGTAGTTGCGGCATATACATTACTCCATGCCGTTTTCCATGAACTGTCATTTGCTCTAGCCTGACCGTACCAGTTTCTAGGAACATTACTAACTGCTGAAATCCCATCAATTTCTATTTTCTTTGTGGCAAAAGTACGACCATCAAATGTTGTTGAATTATAGGAAGACGGTATAACTACGACACCTAGGTCACCATCTGTAGCAGCACCCGGTGTTTTAGCTAACCATTTTATGTCTCCATTAGCTTCAAAAAAACCTTCGTCATCCTTTTTATTAAAATCTGCTTTATTTTTAACATAAGGACCAGCTGTTGCTTGAAATCCACTAGCATTATAGTAACTACCAAAATTTTCCTTGTAACTCTCATAGTTGGCTGCTTCTGAGATATGAGCCTCAGGAAATTCCATGGCCTTTACGTCATAGTCTCCTACAAAGGCGTTGCGGTATTTGATTGAATCTGCTTCAGCATTAATAATTCTTAAAGTATTTCCATACTTTAAAAAGTTAGCTGCAGCGAAAAAATATTCGTATGTTTTATAAGATGGTTCTCCAAAGACAGAGACCAACTCCTTTTCTGACCCGACAGTAATAACTTCACCTATAGGTCCCTTGGTAAAAATACCAGCGAGTCCTCCAATAGATGTTGAAACAGCGGGGATTACGTTTGTTAAATCTATTTCTTTAACCTGTACACCAGGCGAAACTTGAAATCCCATTTGATTATCCTCAATTAATTTAATTTATATGAATTCATTATACGGTTCTATACCCAATTATCATTATTTATAAAATAGGGACTTTCTAGAAAAAATCATTAAGTTCTCTCTGAGCTATTATAGCCTGTTCTTCCGGTGATATAATACCATTATCTATAATACCAAAGGGTATTATATCTCTTTCAATAGCAGCTTGTTGTTCATCATATACTAATGACTTAATATTAATATCATATAATTCATTAAATACACCAAGCTGTACAAAATAACCAAACATTACTAGATTCATTACTAAATCATCATGATGAGCTGCCCCTGCTTCAAATGAGGATCCTTTGGCTACAAAGGTAGTTAATTCATGTATAGTCTCTGAATCATATAAGGTTAATTTACCCTCTTCTATAATATCCTTTATATTAGAACAACCTATTCGCTTAACCTTATGTGTCATAGTAATACCTACATCATTTGCTTTAACGTAGGATTCAAGAAAAGTATTTTCATATT